AACACCTAAACCCTCTGATATCATAAAAGGATATCGTCTGTTTAAATCCACTAATCCTTTTGTTGCTTTACCTAGCGCAGAGTCATCATCTCTAAATGTTCTCTGCATAGTAAAACGGTTAGCGTCCTCTATAGATTTTTCAAGATTTATTTCAGGTGGTAAATCATCTAAACTTTTATTAGCCTTTAACCATTCAGATAAACCGACATTATACTTTTCTCTGAATTGTCTATCAAGAGATCCGTAGAACATACCTTCTTTAAGAACACTGTCTGTTGCTGTGTTGAAAGTATTAACGAAGCGACCTGCTTTAGCCATAATACTTTGACCTTCAAGGCCAACATCAACACGCATCGAGTCATTAAACAAACGCTTGTACTGCTCACCACCCTCTTCAAAAAGTATTTCTCTTATCACTGAGGCTTCAGCTTTATTAAAACTGTATCCTCTCAGGATAGCTGTCATGTTAGGTAGGAAGTCTCTTATAGCTTGAGTCTCACCTTTAACTATACCTCTATACAAAGCTCTGTTTGTTTGATCTACAATGTCTGTAGCTACAAGTATACCTGAGTTACGAAGGTTTCTCATAGTTGTTACAGGCTGAGATGTCATGAAAGATATACGCATAGCGTCTAGGTCTTGAAGAAAGTTCCTAGCTTTATTTGTAAGTGTAGGATCTGATCCTCTTCTTATAGCTTCCTTACCCATCATTACCATCTCATCAGATGACATGGAGGAAGCTCCCTTTTCAAAGAGAGTATCAAGACCTGATAAGTTAGCACCTCTCTTTACAGCACTAGCAAAGCCAAGAGTTTGACCAGCCCGGGAAACTTCTGATAAGTATATCAAAGAGAACTCATCCCTTGATAACCCATATTTAGATCTAACTTCGTTTAGTACGTCAAAGACTTCACCAGTATCATCATCTCTTATAGCATCTGCAATACCTTGGGTAATACGTTCACTGTCTTTTATGTCTAACCTGTCTGATTTCATAAGGTCTATACTAGCTGCTGCAATTCTACGCATTGTATCTGAAGATAGACCAGACTCAAAGATAACATCTGCACTAGGATCTGACATAGCTTTTAAGAGAGCTTTACCTTTTTCTACTCTCTCAGGATCTAACCTACCTTTTAGTTTAGCTCCTTTGACTCCTGCCCTAGCTGATAGAACTTCTTCTAAGTCTGATACTCTAGACAAAGCAGCTTTCTTCTCTGCATCCGTAGCACTCTTGATAGTATTCATAGCCTGTCTAGACTTAACTTGTCTTTCAGCTTTGAGCATATCTTTACGCTCAAGCAACATGTCATCAGCTTTTATTCTATTCTTTCTACCGATAACACCACCGACATAACCTAGGCCAGCACCCATAGCTCCTTCAGTAACACCACCAATAGTAGCATCAAACAGGAGATCTTTTCCTGTGTATTCGTAGCCGTCAATTACTTCTTCTCTAGTCTCGCCTTGTGCTCCTGCCTGTACAGCACCAATAGATGCACCAGTAACAGCACCAGTAGCAGCGTCCTTGAGAGCCTGTTGTTTTACGTTACGTTTAAGACCAGTGCTAACAACATTCTTCTTAAGGTGATCTTTAAGACCATACCGTACAGCTAACTGAGTGGCTTTAGTAGCAGCCTTAGCTCCTAGTTTACCTACACCAAAACTACCTAGACCAACGTAGGTAGATGGCGCAGTGAATATTGCTCCTGCAAAATCTCCGACACTATCCCCGAAGCCTTGACCAGCAGACTCTGAGTTATCAAATGCAGTCATAAGTCTACCGAAAGCTTCTTTACCTTTCGGGTTGTAGTCTTTGCTCTTCACATAGTTGAGATCACGTACAGCTTCTACTTCATTCCAAGACTGGTAACGCATGTGGGTTATGAAGTCTTTTGCTAAACCATCAAAGCCTTTATCTAACATCTCTTCTTTGGAGTACTTGTACCTGCCACCTGAAAAGAATTTTACTAGATCAGCTTTAAACTCATCATCTTCAACAAGGGATACAAAGTCAGTCTCTTCTGCTCTTTGTGTATAGTCTACCATAGGTTATTTACCTTAGTCTTTTATCATAAAGTTATCAATGAAAGAATCTTTTTGTAAGGAAGGTGGGGTAAGTTTAGTACTTGTGTTTGATATGTTGTTCTCATTTTCATTACCTGTACTGATAGGTTCTACGTTGAAGTCAGCAGTGTTTGTAGAGAAGTCATACTGAGTAGCTATCTGATCTAGAGTTGCACCACCTAACAAGAGAGAGTTTACTTTGTTAGTAATGTCATCTGTTATATCTCCTATATCTACGTCTAGGTATGGGTCTGCTCTTCTCTCAGTATAATACTCAAGAGCTTTACTTACTATACGACCAGCAGCCGATGGATTGGTCCAATTAAATACTGTTCTACCACCTTCGTTAGTCATCCCTCCAAAACCTAATAGAGGTGCTAATTGACGTTCTATAAGTTTTTCTGCCTGTGCTTTTTTCTCAGGTGTAAACTCTGTAAGACTAATTAGGTTTAAACCAAACGGACCTACAGAAGGTAACCCTTCTCCACCAGATATATCACCCATTGTATTAGCAACTTTACCTATTTCCTCAGGAGTAGTTGCAGAGAATATAGCATTAATAAGTTTCTCAGCAGTGACTTCTTCAGCAGCACCAGAATCGAGAGCATACTCCATAGCTTGTGCAAGCTTTTCTGGTGGTACATTTTCTAAAATAGCTTTAGACATTTTCTTTACAGCTTGTTTACTAATGTCTTTTTCTGGATCTTCATCTAGTTTAGTAAGACGTGTAATAATACTTTCTAATTGCCCAGACATCTCAAGAGCTAGTGCGGCCTTACGATCAAATTCAAAACTAACAGCTTTATTTATTCTAGCTTCGCTTTCTTTTCTTGCATCTCTTATAGCTTTTATTTTTGCTATACCACTTTCCATAAGATACTTCTGTTGCGCTAGAAGTATATCAGCAGCCCTTTGCTTCTTAGCATCCATTTCTGCACTGTATTCTTTAGCAGCACCAGCTAACATTTGTAGAGGCATTATAGCCATACTGTTATCCTCTCGACATTAAACCACGAGACTGTGGCTTTTCTTTTATTTGACTAGCTACGTCTTCAACCTCTTCAGGTATATCTCCTGTAGTCTCCTGCTCTATATCCATAGTAGGGGTTGCTTTTGCAAAGTCTCCAAGCATTTCAAAACCTGCATCACGTTCATCCTCAGGTGTTTCCTTCATTGCCTTTTGTAGTAGGAGATTAACTCTATTTCTTTTTTCTTCTTCAGCTATCTCAGCATTCTTGAAGTCTTCTATGTAATTAATACCTGCCTGTTCAGCAGTAACCTTTAAGTATTTATGTATGACAGGAGCAATGATAAGACTAACATCTATGTTATGGATACCTCTAGCAACGGCTGTAGTAAGAGCGGCTTGAGTTGCATGTTTTATTGGTAGTCCAAACTCTAATGAAAATAATAAATTGTCTAACCTCTCAGGATCAGATAACCTATTCATATGCCACAGGACTGCCTCATTAGGATCTGTAATCTCAGGCGGTCTTTCATAAGGAGCATTACGTGGAGTTTTAGTCAAAGACTGACCGGGAATAGGCCCATCGAATATCATGATTCACCTCTGTAGTTTTTTATAGCTTTTAAGTATCTAGGTACGTAGGGCATGACATTCTTCTTACCTTTAGCAAGACCACCACTTCCTAAACCTGGACCGTCATGGTGAAGGGCATATACATATTCGTTTCCGTACCCTTTTTTCCTAGCAGTCTCAAAGTTATCTATCGTATGATCTACAAGAGCTTGAACCTGAATGTCTAGATCCCATCTGTTTTCATTTGTGATACCATACTTAGCACCTGTTTCATCTATAAACTGACCAATACCTGAAGCACTTGATGTCTTAGCTGCTGCATCAGGATTAAACCCTGACTCATACCTAGCAATAGACAATGCATAAGCAATCTCATAGTCAGTCATACCTTGTTGACTACCAACTTCAATAATTTTATTTACTACTGTTTGTTGTATCTCAGGGGATACGTCACCAGCTTTACGTGAATTACCTCTTAAACCACCTTCTATAAGAGCAGTGTCAAAGTAAGACTGTTCTACAGGCTTTCCTTCTTGTACACCTTTCTTACCGTACAGATCTTCTGTTAGTTTTAAAGGATCGTAGTCTTCATCTAGTTTATCTTTTGCTTCTTTAGTTATTCTTTCTTCTTCAGTAGAAAACAATTCCATCCAAGGTGACATACTGTTTTCTTCTGGTCTTATAGTATTCCTAGCAAATACTTTTTTAACACCATAACTGGCATCGTCCATACTAATCTTCATGTCTGTAATCTTATCTTGTCCTTGAGATAACATCTGTTGAGTTCTCTGCCTCGAACCAAGACCAGCCTTACTTCCTGATTGAATACTTTGTTCTTGCTTTGGTAAACGTTCCAACTCATTTAATTTTTTTAGGTGATTAAAAGCCATTAAAGTATCCCTTAAAACTTATCGAATAGCCATTTAAAGAAAGCACCACCAATTTCTTGGTTAGCTCCTATGTCAGCTTGTAGTTTAGCAGCATCAAGTGTAGCATCAGCAGCTAATTTCTGTAACACAATAGCACTAGATCTATCTTGGTCATTCTGATAAGCGTTAAACACATAGTCCATCTCATCACGTTCACGCTGCCAGATCTCATCTAGTTCTGCTTGAGATAAAGCATTCTGTTCTTTAGCTACATACATCGCATCTTCATTAGCTGTAGCCTGATTAATAGTAGCTGCTGTTTGTCTCCATTTAGCATTAGCTTGTGCAACAACTAAACTATTACTAATCATAAATTGTCTAAATGCATTATCTTGGGCTGTGTTAAATTGTCTAGTAGCATTCACAGCACCTGTATCAAACTGATTCATAGCATTTGTTTGGTCTGTGTTAAACTTAGAAATATTTGCTTGAAGATCTGCAAAGAATTGATTTGTCTGATTCTCAGAGGCAGCATTAAATTGAGAAGCAGCATTTTGTGCGGCTTGATCAGTAAGTAAAGACTGAATGTTTTGCTGTGACTTGAACATAGCTACTTGTTGTTCGTTATTAAGATTAGTCAGATCCATATTAAGAAAAGACTGTGCGTTCTGTACAGCAGCTTGTTGTCTATTATTTAGGTTAGATAAATCCATATTTGCTAAGGCAGAGGCTTCAGCTATAACTAGAGCTTGTTCATTACTTAAGTTTTGTAAATTCATCGTATTAGCAGCCCTAGAATTTTCTAAAGCTATTTGCTGCTCTGCAGTAAAGTTCATGTTAGCTATATCACTTATCTTCGAAGCGTTAGCTACTCTTGACTGAAATGCTTGATCAAACTCCTGACCCATAAACTCAGCACGTTGCTGTGCCGCAAGCATAGCACGTTGTTGTCTGTTTGACAAGTTCTGAGATTCAAATTGTGCTTGAGTAGCTGCATCAGCTTGAGCAATAGGTAATGCTGATTCCATAGCTGCCTGTACAACGGCTTGTCCTGCTAGGCTAGATGCACCAAGACCTCTAGCTGCCATAGCACTAGTAGCTGCTCTCATGGCTCCTGCAGCCCATGTAGGTGTAGCACCACCCTCAAAGTCTTGCATCAAACCATCGAGTTGACCTTGTACTGTAGCTTGTTTAGTGGGAGTAGCTTCTGCTGCTTGAATTTGTTCTGTAAACTGTGAAGCTTTAGCAGCATCTGCAGCACCAGAGATAAGTTCACCCTGTTGTATCTGTCTTTGGACAGGGTTTTGCATCACGTTTGCAGCACCTTGAGCAGCTTTTAAATTAGATACTGCTGACGCATTTTGTTGTGCTGCAGTAACTTGTGCTTGACTAGAGACTTGTCCTTGTTGAGCCTGAAGTGTTCCTAGTTGTTGTTCTACTTCTTTTTGAGAGGTAGTAGCTTGTATGGTAGATGTTACAGGTTTTTTACCAGCACTAGCTTGTGCGGCTGTTCCTACCTGTGCTGCTGTAGCTGTAGTAGCTTTTTGAGCAGTAGGTTGGGCTATCTCTGTAGTAGCGTCTGGGGTAAGCATAGCCATATTAGGATCAGCAACTGTAACAGTAGAGGCTTTGGTTATACCACCTGTATTCATTCTTTGTATTTCTTTTGCTTTTTTTGCTAGTTTTAACACAAGAGATTCAGCCGCAGGATTAGTCTGCATGAAAGCTTCCATCTCATCTTCCTGAGGAGATCCCTCATAACCTGTTTTAGATAGGATTGCATATTTTTGTTTGTTATTAAATATTCCAAGCATTACTAGTTCCTATTACCAAGTACCTCGGTACTTTCCTATAAAGTATATTACTGCACCAAATATAATTAAGCCAGTAAGCACCATGACAATTCCAATACCAACATTTATAAGGTTATCTATCTTTTCTTGCCTACGGTATACAGCTTCCTTTTGCATTCTTCTTTGTTCAGCTTCTATCTGTACGATACTTTCCCAAGCTGAAGGTCCATAGTAGAGACTAATATGCTGTCTCAATTCTTCACGCATTTCTTTAGCTTTTTGCTGCGCTGACCATATCTCTATAGCAGAAGTATCAAACTTAGGGTCAAGCTTTCTCCATAGTGGTGGATCTTTAGCTTTGTTTCCCATATAATCTAGGTCAGATACAGCCCTACCAAAAGAGGATATGTCTTTACCTAGCTCTGATATTTCCTTACCAGCAGCAACTGCTTTTTTAATTCCAGAAAAGGCCGTAGTTGCAATAGCAATCGCACTGGCAGGGTCTATCATATCTACATTCCATCATCATTCATCATCTTACTATGGTCACGATTCATGTATTTTAAATCGTTTTCTATTAAAGCTATTCGTTGCTTTAATTCATTGATAGAGTTTATTGACATAGATAGTGCGCCAATTTCATCCCACAACTCATCACTGTCTTCCCAGACATCATTAAGCTCTGACGTGTTTTCTTTCACATCACGTTTCAGATTTACTGTATCTTCTACAGCCATGCGACTAGCAAACTGAGATACACTTTCTTCTAGTGATGTTATTGTAGCTGCCTGTTGAGATACCCACCAGACACCACCTGCAAGTTGTACAGCCATTGCCATAACAAGGGCTATAGGAAGTTTCATGTTTTCCATTACTTCTTTGCTACCTGTGAGTTACGAACTAAGAAGTCTTCCCACATGGGTTTGATCATCTTGTGGTTCTCATCTACTTTGTAGGACATGAGCAAGACCTTGGCATTGATCTGGTATATCTGGAGTGAACCCCAACTCAATAAACCAAGTGCAACAATACCAATGACTTGCTCAAGTTTCATTTATGCAGCCTCTTCTGTTTCTGTAGGTTGCTCTAAAGACTGTGTAAGTAAACCCATAAATGCGTCACGTCCTACAGTCATCTGATCAAGATTAAATTTAGCTGAACCAATTTTACGTTCAAGATCAGCTAAGTGGTTAATCATATTTTTTTGTTGATCAGTAAGTTGATCTTCAGTGTATTCTTTGTCGTTGATGACAATGGTTTTTGTTTGTTTCTCTGCCATTGTTTTTCTCCTTTATTATTATTTACTGATTACCAAGGCATTCCAGATGCTTCGGCTGTCTTACGAGCAACTTGTGCTGTAACCTTTCCTTGACGATTAGCTTCAACACGAGCCTTTGCTTCATCTGCTGTTTCGTCACCTTCAATTAGACTGTTATATACCCAACCCAAAACTGTTGCTTCAGTTAGGTCAGCATATGCAACAAAGTCTGCTGCATCAGGATTAGGTGTAAGGCGTAACTTGCCACCTTCTATTGCCTGACATTCTGTGTGGGTATCGTCTTGTACACGACACTCCCAATAGACAGTATCAACGGCACCAGTATCGGTTGCACGTTTCATGTCCATAATTTTCCAAGTAGTTGTTTGTGCCATTGTTTGTTTCTCCTTTTATGGCTTAGTCTTATGCATTTTCCAATGCGGTTATACGAGCTTCTAGTTCTTTGATCGTAGCGACCAAGAGCGGCACTAGCTTGCTTTGGTCAATGCTTTGAGGGTTAATTGTTCCATCATCATGCACTGCATCTTTTTCACCAGTAATTGCCTCTGGAACAATGCTACTAACTTCGTGAGCAAGAAAACCATCAACAGTTGTTTCAGCTTCAGCGATAAAGTTAAATCGTTTGGGCTGTAGTTGTTTCAGACGTTCCGTTGCACTTGTTAACTCGACCACATTTTCTTTTAAACGATAGTCGGAGGATGTATTGTAAGAAGTAGCAGAGGTGCTTACAGTTATGGACCCAACTTGCGTCCCACCTCCTGCGCTTGAAAACAATCTTAATCGTCCTGTTTGCGCTCCATATATTTCGTAGTTCCAATCAGTATCACAGTTAGAAATTGTTCTACCAATATTTGTCATCCCAACGCCAGTATTTCCAGAGGCACCACTAGCCGCAGTTGTTCCAATATTTAGTGTACCGCCACTAGCGATACGCACAAATTCTGTGCCACCAATTTCAAAATGGATATTACCAGAAGCAGCATTTAATCCTATATCGCTTCCATTGCCTCTAATCCAGTTTGCAGTATTTGCTCCGCTAGTACCTGTGCTTCCAAGTGTAAATCTTACTTGGCTTGCACCCCTAGCCGCCAAATAACCAGTACCTGCATCCATAAAAAAACCATACGCTGAAGCATCACTCTCAACACGGAAGTCACGATTAAGACTACTCTCGTTAAGTATTGTTTCGTCTGTATTCATGTCGAGGTAGTTATAAAGCGTCACAGCAGAATTAGTTGTAGTTGTTGCAAGTGATGTAGTACTGTAGACTGTTATACCCCCATCTCGTACTACTAAAGCAGCAGGGCGAACATTATAAGTATCTTGAGATGAAAGAAATGCGTTAGTCTGAGAATTATGGGGTTTACAACCCCTAGCTAGAACACCATTAGCATTAGCATATCCAACACCTAATGTTACTTGGTTTTCATCGTCTGTATAAAGATCTCCAAGTAGCACCATACCGTTTGCTGCACCGTTTCCTCTAGCAGCAATAGCTGCCGTATTGGCTCCACTAGAAAAAACATTTAAACCAGATACCGAAGTAGAAGAAGTGCCTACGCTTACAGAATCTTCGTTAGCATCGACAAACAGCATATTAGCATTGCCATCTGACTCAACACGGAAGTCACGGTTTGCACCACCCTCATTAAATATTGCACCATCACCACCATTAGATAATTCTAATGCTTGAGTAACATTACTTGCAGAACCAGTATTAGAACCGTCTGCATATCTGAAATGCAAACCAGTTCCCAAAGCACCTATATACCAAGGTTTTGCCTGACCAGTATCTCTTATTGCAATCGCAGGGTTTGCGTCATCTTCAATATATAATACCGCTTGTGCGTTAGCATACGATAATGGTGATGTTGAATGAATACCAACGCCATCATACTCACCATGTACAAATAGTGCAGCACTGTTAGTATTACCTTCAACACGGAAATCTAAATCTCTACTTTCTTCATTTAAAACAATTTCTGTTGGTGTAATATTAAGACGGTTATATTGAGTACCTCCAACCATAGTTTGAATAAATAAAGTAGCATCTTCTGTACCATCTGTTACGTCTATAAGTCTACCAAGAAAATCAACACCAACAATATCTTCAGCAGCACTATTTTTTCCCATAAATCTCATTCTACCAATATAGTCATTGTCTGCAGGAGAAGAAGAATTACGGAAAAAATCAAGACGTGGTCCCGGGCTAGCATCTGTGTCTGTAGATTCAAGGGTAAGTTGTGTAGTATTGTCAGAAGTTGTAATTGTTGTAGCACCAGTAAATGCTGTTTCAGCACCCGAAGCAAATATTGCTTTACCACCTTCAGACATGTCAAGGGTAAGGGCAGTAACAGTTACACCACCATCGTTACCTTTAAATACAATATCTGCATCTGATACACTAGAATGTATTTCAAGGTTATTAGAGGCATTAGTAATTTTACCAATTTGAGTGCCATCATCTTTAAATATAACATCAGCACCATCTGCATCAAGGATAATATCACCTGCTACATCAACAGTTAAATCACCTGTAGCGTTTGTAATACTACCTGCTGTACCTGAGTGTGTTATTACTAAGTCATCATCTGAACCAAATGCAGCTTGAGCACCATCTGCAAAGTCTAGGGAGTCTGCACTTGTATCCCAAGTCATATTAGCTGATGCACCAGTAAATACTACGTCACCATCTGATTTAATACGTACACGTTCTGTTGCTGCTGCACTATCATTTGTTTTAAACACAAGGGCAGTAGAGTTTACAGTAGAACTAAAAGTAGCTTCTGCTGCAGCTTCAATCTCAGCACCAACTAAAATAGAATCTGTACCACTTGCTTCATCTGGAGCATTAAAGCTAATCTTACCTAGTGTATTACCAGACTCAACTGTTGTGTCACCAGTTTGTAGTTTAAGGGCAAAACCACTAGCAGCTTTAGCATCTAGTCCTGTATCAGCAACGTGGGTTACAGTCACGTCATTGTCAGCACCAAATGTAAGAATAGCAGCATCACTTTTTAGTCTAAAGTCATCTGTTGCAATAACTTCAGGTGAATTAAGTTCAATTGTTGTATCAGCATCAATGTCTAGTTGACCATCAGCACTAGAGTTAATAAAGATTGCAGTATCACGGAACTGTATCTTTTTATCTGTAGCTGCTAAGATGTCTCCACCAAATCCATCAATATAAGCAACACCATCAATATACAGGTCTTTAAACTTGAGTGAAGATGTACCCAAGTCAAGCCCTGCGTTTGTGCTTGGTTTAACTTCTGAAGAGCTTGCTACAAACTCTTGGCTTGGACCAAGAACTGTAATAGGCGCACCTTCAGCAGATGTACCATCGTGTGTATGGCCTGTAGATGAATTAAATGCGGCTTCAATGGCATCGTATTCACCGTCAAAGTCTGCAGCATTGATAACGTTACCGTCAGCAATATTATTTGCGGTATCGTTCCTAGTGTAACCTGTTCCCATGATATTTACCTTCTTGTGTTTGTGCTGTATTCTAACGTGATAGCATCCAATGAAAATGGAGGGTCTGTGCTATCTGACGTGTACTGTAGGGATACAACAAAAGCTGATCCTATAATTTGTGTTTCAAATAGTGTTTTTAGTTTTGTACTATACACTGCGGTTGATCCAAATGTAGCTTGACCCATAAATGCAACAGTTCCTGTAGAGTTATTGAAGTCAATCTTTGTAGGTTGTACACTGTCCTTTTGGTCAAAGTCTAGTTTTAAACTTACATCAAAGGAAACACTACCTTGTGGGTCTGTGTACAAAAACATCTTGTAAAATGTCTTACGTACTCTTGGATCATTAATTGGCATAAATGGTGTAGCAAAAGTAGTTTGTATGTTTGATCCATCAAAACTATTACCTTCTTCCATCTGATAAATATAACCATCATCATTTGCAAAGACAATTGTTTCTGCGTTTTGATAAAACCTACTATCTGCTACGTATGCTCTTATACCTCTTAACTCTGCCCATGCCATACCCTCTCCACCTTGACCTGCCATTTGTGTACCAAGTATGCCTTGGGCGTTTTCTTGTGTAATATTATTATTATAACCTAATAGTCTATATTGAGATTTGTCACGTATTACTACACTTGTAAATGATGTGTTAGCAATAAGAAAATCTGTAACTTGTTGCTGTATTGACTTAGAGACAACACCTAAACCAAAGTCTCCAATTCTATCTGTGGCACTTAATAATCTTAAACCATCTGGTCCAAGAAACATTACATCGCCACCTATTTCTTGTATTGTATCTTTGTCTACACAACCTATGTCTGTGGTTACTGGTTGTAATTGAAAATCACCAAGTGTATTTCCTACTAATTGAAATATTGCAGACTCAGTAAAAATAATTAACTGTTGTCTAAATACTATTAATCCTGTTATACTTGCTCCTACAGATATTGTACCAGAACCATTGGCTGCTGTAAAGTCAGTATCGGTAAATGGAGCGGTAAAAGTTAATAAATTATCTTTACCAAAGAACAGATGACTTTTAAAACTTGTTACAAACTCTGCTGCATTTACATCTGACGGTGCATCATTTAGAGCAGTAAAGGTAGTACCATCGTATAGTGCAGGAACATTAGTGCCATCTACTATGGCAATTTTTTCTGTTCCTGTATAGTTATATCTAGAAAACCTAGTTTTACCACCATTTTCTCTTGACGTGCTTAAAAAAGTTATAGCTGCGTTATCTGCAGGTGAACTAGCTAATGCAGGATCAATTGCTATTGTAGCTCCACCTGATGTAACTGTTGGTGTTGCAGTAACAGTGTAAATTAAATCTACACCTGCAATTTTAAATACATCGCCTAGTTGCGGTGTAGCATCTAGTCCATCTACAATTAAACTACTACCAGTTTGTGATGCACCATTTACAAGAACAGTTCCATAGTTTGGTACGTTAGCATGTGTATATCCAGTGCCTGTAGCCTTAAATATACTTTCGTTTCTAGCTACTATAACTGTATCTAAAAAAACACCAAGACCTATAGTTAGATACTTACTGTTTGTACTACTAAACTCTACAGCGTCACCATTTGCAGGGGAAGTAGTTAAACTACCTGTTAAAGTTAATGTTGCTCTGTTATCATCGTCATCAAAACTAACACCGCCAGATGCAATGGTATATTCTGTTTTAAACTCTAATGCTGTATTGTCTGTAAGTGTTAGTGCAACACCAGAAGAAGATGTACCAAGCGTGATATTAGGCGAACTAAATGCAGCTACCGTTGTACCTACAGGAATACCAGTTCCAACTATTTCCATTCCTGCTTGAATAGTTCCTGATGTATTGTCAATTGGAACTGTAGTTGTTTTGTATGTAAACTGTAAAGCTGTGTCGTCTGCTAGGGTTAATTCAGAAGATACAGTTACATTATTGCCCACAACAGCAGTTACTGTAACAACCCCAGATATACCTGCACCTGTAACAGCTTGTCCTACTGCAATAGTACCTGAAGCAATGTTATCAACAAGTATTTGATTACTATCTGTAGTAGCACCGTTTACATCTGCAGTAGGACCATTGACTGTATTAATAGTAGTTGATCCATTAATATCAGCAGTGCCATGAACTAACTTAAACTTGTCTGCTGCTTCTGGTGTTTGCCTTATATTGGCTATAATTAAAGTTGTACCAGTTTGACTTGCACCATGTACAACAGGAGCACCATATGGTGGAACAATACTAGTGTTATACTTACTGTAACCGTTTATTCGTCTATATCCACCTTCAACAGATGGCTCAAAGTTTCTAAGTACACGTGCAGAACCAGGCATGTTAATACCTTGCTGCAATGGACTCATGTTAGTAATTAACCCACCGCTAAACTGTATGGGGAATGTTTGACGATTGGTAGGCATTTATACTGTTGTAACTCTAGTGTTAGTTGCCAAATTATTAGTTAAAACAGTAGATCTTACATAGTCATATCTGTTTATGTAAAGACTTCTCATCTGTTTTATTTCTTGTTCAAACCTTTGTTGTACTATAGCTGCCTCTTGTCCTTCACCTCTAAACAAGTATGCAAAATGCATAGATCCATTTACAATAACATATCTGAATTGTTCAGGTATAGTTGGAACGTCTGTAGGATTAATTAGGTCAACAGGTAGTCTGTAGTATTCATAAACAACTGTATAAGCTTTGTCTGGTGGTTGAACTATTGCAAACTCTTGACTGGGTGTTTTAACAACAAAAGAAGGAACCTGTCGTATACCAGTTGATGTATTATACTCTGCGTCTACATAGCTTTCTAAATATTCTTCATAAGAAAGAGGTTTTAGTTTAACAGTAGAGTTACCTAAGGTTGAGTCTCTTTTAAGTCTAAAACTATCAAAGTCTAATACCTTAGCATCAGAAGGGAATGCATACCTAACTAAACCAGCAGTTAGTACTTCCTCTTCTTCTACATGATTAAAAGGCCATTCAAACTCATGCTGGTTAATAAATCTAAGAGATGCATTTACAGCATCTTTAATCATTGAGTATTCACCAGTAGCTGTAGCAAAGTTACTAGATGTTAATTCAACTTCATTAAGTCTACGGTTTACGTCATTGACAAGTCCAAGATAATCATATGCCATATTAACGTTCCTTTAATCGTAGTTTAATAGTACGTTCTGCAGTACTGGCAGTAGTATCAGTCATTTGACAAGTAAAGGTATACTCAACGTTATTCTGTCCACCTGCAATGTTTATTGTTGCAACGGTAGTAGTATTTGTTTGAGATACATTTTGAATGCTATCTGTAGTTGCACTACTTGATGCGGTTGTTAGTGTTTGACCTGCTTGTAATTCTGTTTTTGTATTATACAAATTAGATTGCACAAACCACTTTACGGTATCAATTGTTGCTGACTCAAGAAATCGTGACCAATCTACACTGTAGTCTAATGTTTCATCTGGGTCTTTATTAGGCCAACGAAAACTCATGTTTAATCCTCATTTACAATTACTGTTCTATCTGCAGCCGTTGGCTTTTTTTCTACTATAACCAACCGTCTTTCACTACGAACTAGTACTGTTCTTTCTGCTGATGTTGTAGGCATTAAGCTACCCTCGGCAATATAACTGTTCGTCTACGACTATACTGTGTTTTTACTGCATCAAAATCAAACTGTACTGCAATTACGTTTGAACTTGCAAAACCTACTGATCCTGTTGCAGATGTTGACAATAAGTTTTCTTTTACGTGCACAGTTACAGTATTTATAGAACCTGTTGCACTTACACTTGTAACTGCATTTGCGCCTAACTCTTCTTTTATGTTTAGACTTAGTGTACCTATAGAACCAGTAAGTCCAACACTAGTTAGTTGTTGTCTAAAACTAAATACAGGTTGAACTGCTGTAATAGCACCTGTAGCAGACACACCAGTTACTTTTTCAGTAATGTCTATTTCAAAACCGTCTACCGAAACAGACTCTACTGCAGTTGTACCAGCTACACCAGTTAAACTAACAGTGTTGCTAATAGCTAGTGTACCAATACTTCCTGTTGCGGATACACTTGCAAGACTGTGAGAAGTGCTAAATGTAAGTGTGCCGATAGCACCTGTTGCTGATACTCCAGATATATCTTCTTGTATGTTAGGAGATACTGTACCAATAGACCCTGTAGCAGATACACTACCTAGTCTTTCAGATATATCAATCTCAAAACCACCAGCAGATACTGGTTCTATTGCACCTGTTCCAGCTACCCCTGTTAAAGTAAATGAAACATTGCGAGTACCAAAGGTAGAACCTCCATATACACCTGTTCCATATAAAGCAGAAGAAGCTACAACAGCCATAACTTACCTCTTAGGCAATACGTATTACGGCATTAGATGCATCCGCTGTTGGAAACTCAATAGTTAAGTCACCTGCTGTAGCACTAACCGTACCACCAAAATCAATTACACAAATAGCTTTATTAGAAGCGGATGAGTTATAAATAATACAACCATCTGCTGATGTAGTTATATTTGAAAATACTTCGTCAGTAAAATCAACAATAGCAGTTGTACCTGTTGTGCTAATAGTAGCACCATCTAGGTTTTGCCCACCTGCTGAATATCCTGTTCCAGATGCCTCATCAGAGTTACCTGTTACATCTGAATAGTTTGTTGTTGCTGCACCATACGTACCTGATGGTGAAGCTTTAATAAGTGCTAGTTTCAATGTATGGGTATCCAAATCATGTGTACCCCCTAGAAGCTCTGATTTAAAACTTGTGCACATTGCTGTTGTAATAGCCATGTTTGGATTTCCTTTTTTAAAAGTCTACGCAGTAATCCATCTTAGTTATTTCTAGTACTGCATCTTTATCTTGCCAAGTAGGAACATAAACACATTCTATTTGTGTATATCCGTTTTCTTTAGCGTAGTTAAATCTGTTGTTTCCTATAGCACAACGGTAGTTTAAACCTGTTTCTATAGCTTTGTTTGGGTCTTGTCTATGGGGTTGCTCTTGACAATAAACCAGAAAAGTTTCTTGTGACCAAACTATTGGAGGCCAAAGCATTCCATTATTATCTAATGATTCTTTTATAGCAGCCCTAAAGTTTCTATCTAGTAAAGCTGCTTCATCCATCTGCCAGTATACTTCTTCTATATAGAAGATCCTAACATCCCAACTAAACAGTTTATTTTTGGCTTTTAGTATCATTTAGATGTGCTAAAGGGGCCACCTCAAAGCAGCCCCTAAAGTTATTTTTATGCGAGTAGATCTCGGTCTACTTCATCTGCAGTCATGTCGTGACCCATGTCTGTGCAATCCATAAGAACAGCCCAGATACGGAATTTACCTGTAGTAACAGCACCACCAGACAATGAAGCAATTGTCATGTCGATGTTGTCATCAGCTACAGCCATTACTGGCTGATATGCTGCAGGGTTTTGTGCAACTACTGCTGCTGCTGATGTGCCATCAAAGCCATCAACAAATACGTCAGCATCAACACCTGTACCTAGATCTACAGTAAATGTAGAGCCGTCAGATGCTGTATCAACCTCAATACCTGCATTCAAGATCAATGTACCTTTTGGTACAGCAATTACAGGAACAACGTCTGCTGCTGCAAGAGCTGATCCTTTGTCAGACAAAGCAGTTGCTAGGTTCAATACAGTTTGAACCATGTAAGGGTTACGTCCACGCTGTGTATTACCTCGTGCCGATTGGAGTGTATTATCACCTAATGCCATAAATCAATCCTCCCTTACGCTGCGTTATACTTGGCAGTAACGATTGCTTCTGGGCGAAGAATCTTACGACCGTATAAGTGCATACCACGAACAATGTCAGCAAAGCTGTCAGGATCACGGTAAGTTTCAGTTTTACTGATCTGCTCTGCAGTAGCTACTGCTGAGTCATGACCAGCTACGATAACACCATAGTTAGTGTTTTGGTTTGCAGTACCTGTGGTAGATGCACCAGTACCAACTGAAGGTAGGTTGCTAGATGAATAAACACGGAAACCGTGGAAGTTATTCACAGCAAGACCGTTACGTAGTCCACCTGATTCACCGAAGTCTGCATTGAAGAAACGTGAGTCTTCGTCTGCAAGAAGTTCCATGAATACTGGATCGACAACTAGCCAACGTCCAGCTTTATCAACTTGTTGTTGATCAAGTAAACGTGCCATACGAGCTACAACCATTGCTGGTGAAGCTGTTGCAGTTGGTAAAGCAGTGGCTCCGGGTAGACGTGCTGCTAGTGGGATCGAGTGATCACCAGCAGAAGTAGTAGTGATGTTACCGAAGTCACCTTTTTTCAACTTCATACTTGATAGCAATTCGTCTGAACCAGCAGTTGAAACAGCTTTAGTGCCATTTACTGTTGTGTTTACAGAGTCTGCTGCTGAGTGTAAAGCTGACTGAGCAAAACCTGATAGGTAGCCCAATACTTCTTGGTCATGCTGGTCAGCCAAGCGATAAGCTGCTCGGTTGGTTGCAAGATCCATGAAGTTGACGTGTGAGTGTGCTTCCTCGATGTCATCAATTTTAAAAGCATAGTAGTTTGCTTTATCGACAACTAGAGAGAAATCCTCATCGTCTAGGTCTTGTGCATTAACCTGAGTTCCACGAGCATATGCGCTCACAGAAATTTCAGGCTCTTTGATGATTTTCACTGTATCGCCTTGAGCAGCAATCTCTCCGAAATAATCAGAGTTCGTGATATCACCAACAACGGTGTTCTTGCGGAATGCAAGCTGCACCTTTTTGGAATAGATTATGGAACTAAAGTTACCATTAGGTAAGTTGCCATAACCCGATGCTGATGTAAAAGCCATGTTAAATCCTCCATGATATTTGGCTTCGGGTTACAAAGCTAAACACCTGTAAAGAGGCTGATCGTTTTCTAGGGTGCATATAATATCCAGTTGGCCTACCAGATACCAATGGGCCTATACTTGAACAGGTAGTTCTTAGTAGTTTAGACTTTAGTATGTGAATTTGGGAAAATGTTTATAGTAATAAGAGGTAGTCTATACAGAGGCTCTCAAACTATACGTACTTAGTTATATGTACTTGAAAGTATTTGTCAACACTTATCGAGCACTACCAGTAAGATCGTATACGAATTTCCCTGATCGCATAGCCTTACTAATCTCTTCTTCACGTTCTTCAAACTCTTTAGCAGACATTTTCTGAACGTCAGATTCTTTTATAGTTGCTCCACCTTCGGTAGGATCTACTTTAGTTCTAGAACCTTTACCAATAGATTTAGCAGCATCTTTTGTTTTAACTTTCTTTGCTTGGACTGTTTCACCATTGTCTATCTTATAGAGATCAATAACTCTAATAACAGAATCTGGATCATCCATGTTTTCATAGAGAGCATCTTTCACCCACTTAGGCTGTTGTTCTGCCCAGTTGTGAAACTCATCTGATTGTCTTAGCGTATCAAAGTTAGGATGTGATTCTCTAATCTTAGCTTCAGCAGTCTTACGTTCTGTTTCATATTGTAGTTCATCTAGCTTAGAAAGACGATCCTCAGCTTTCCTGAACATCTCTTGTGCTTTCTTAGCTGCTATAGTTTCTACAATACCTGCTACGTCTGGATACTGCTTTGACCACTCTTCAATATCTTCATCTGACTTAGGTGGTACAATAGACTCACCTTTCATCCTTGTTTCGAGTGCCTTAAGTTTTTCGTTCCACTCTTTTTCTTTCTCAGACATATGCCGTCTAAGATCACCATAACGCTTCTTAAAAGATTTTTCTTCAGGGTTTAAGTCTGAGTCATCTTCTTGTGCTTCAGCTTTAGTGTCGGCTTCTTCTTGTTTGGCACTATCCTTGGTCTGTACTTCGGTTGTCTCAGATCCTTCGCCATTGGGTTCATTCTCTTCAACTTCTTCGCCACGAGCCTGTGCCTCTAGTCTAGCAATTTCTTCTTCTTCTTTTTTCATACGATCTTGTTTACGTGCATAGTTAGTTCCACGTTGTACAAAACCAGCATTCTTCGGTGTTTCTACTGCTTCTAATTCAGGCATATGTTTTCTCCTTATGTTGGGGTCAGCCGTAGCTGAGTAGCCTTATAGTTATTTGGATTGCCTAGAAGTTTATCGTGCACCTAGACCAGCACGTTGCATTTGATCACCCATAGGTTGTGGTTTAGCTTGAGCCATTTCAGTTGACATACCTTGTGCAGGTTGATCTGTTCGTTCTGCACCAAACAATCCAGACATCTCTGGTCCGAATAGTTTACGTATGACATCTCCTACAGGACTGTCAGCAGCATCACTTGCTATTGTTTTTTCTTCATCAGAAAGATCATTGAACCTTCCACGTATAACATTTTTATACTCTTCTAAAGTAGTTGTTTCAGTAGTTGTTCCAGTAGTTGTTTCCATTATACTTCCTCTTTTACGAAAAGACCGACTAAGAATGTTTGTATTGCACGATAGTAGTATCTGCTTGCAACCTTAATAGTGAAAGGACGTTTACCGTTTGCCCATTCTATACATTCTTTAAATTCTTTATATACTGTTTCTGCAGTTCC